AAAGAATTTTTAGACTTTGGTAGATATCGAAAAAAGAATGTAGATTTACAAGACTTAACATTAAAATATGAATCTTGGAAGGCGAATGGTTGGAATGATGGAAATGATAAACCAATTACAAACTGGCAAGCAAAACTAATTAACACATTGAGATACATTAAAGAGGACAACAGCAAAAAGAATAATAATCCAGTTATAAATAGAAATGACTTTTTTACTGACTAATTATGATACATAAAGAACAGGCAGGTCTTAAGCACCTGAATAGTGTTAGGGATGGATCATTTAAACAAGGTCTTTCAATAGGTTGTGATTTAGATAACCATTTAAGGTTTAAAAAATCTAACCTAGTTGTTATGGCTGGTCATGCAAACGTTGGGAAAACATTATCTATTCTGTATTACTTTGTTTGCCTTGCTAAAAAGCATGATATTAAGTTGGCAGTGTTTAGTTCTGAAAATGAGATAGGAGATTTAAAAGATGATTTAATTAGTCTATACACTTCCAGTAAAATAGAAAACTTATCAGTAAGTGATTTTGAATATGCTCACTACTGGGTTAATGAACATTTTAAATTCTATGATGCAGATGGATTCTTTACAGAGAATAAAAGACTGATGCACTTTAGAGATGTTTTGGCAGTTGCTGAAACAATGCCGATAGAATACAACTTTACACCTGATGCTTTAATTATAGATCCATACAACTCACTAGGAAGATGTGAAGATATCTTAGGTAATAAGCATGAATACGATTATGCTGTAATGAGTGAGTTAAGAATATGGTGCAAGGTTAATAAGAAAGCTTGTTATGTTTTGGCACATGGTAATACAGAAGCACTAAGAAAACAGCACCCTAAAGGGCATGATTATGAAGGTTATTCTGTACCATTAATGAGTGCAGATATTGAAGGGGGTGGTAAGTTTGTGAACCGTTGTGATGACTTTGTAGTTATCCATAGATACACCGACCATAAGACAGAATGGACTAAAACAGAATGGCACATTAAGAAAGTAAAGAATGTAAAGACAGGTGGAAAGCCTACATTTAAAAATGATCCAATTATATTAGAAGCTTTACCAAACTTATTAGGCTTTAGAGTTTACACCAGAACAGAAAACTTTGCAGAGCCTATGGAATGGGCTAACCCTATAAAAGATATAGTAGAACAGCGAGAAGAAGGGTACCAGCAGAAGCCATTAAAACCAGATAGCAACTTTGATCAATCATTTAAACACTCAAAAGAAAGCCTAGAGTATGAATGGATGAATAAAGAACCTGATGAAGAATTACCCTTTTAAATGAAAGATATTGAAGTTAAATATTATTTATACAAGCTGCTAGACAATTCAGAGCAGAAAGGTAATATCTTACACAGAGATCATTTATTAAATTCAATAGACTATATCAATCATTTGCTAGAACAAAACAAAAAACTATCCTACTTAGTAGATGGTGCATGGTTACAAAACAGAAGATTGAATGAACAGTTGAATAGTGAAAAAAGCAAGAACAGTAAACTGTTATCAGAGCTGGATAAATCAAAGGTTAATTTAAAATCTAAAGAAGCTGAATTAAAAAAACTTTTAGATAACTTGCATTTGTAATACATTATAGTTTATATTTGTCTAACAATTAAAAATTTGAATTATGACTAGAATTAATGTAGGAGTTAAACCAGCAGAATTAAACAGTAAACATTTAATAGCTGAACACAGGGAGATAAAGCGCATCCCCAACCTAATTAAGAAAGGCAAGTACAGCCTTGACGATATGCCTGAACAGTTTAAACTTGGTACAGGTCATGTAAAGTTCTTCTATAATAAGTTGAGGTATTTGCATGGTAGATACACCAGCTTATACAATGAATGTGTTGAGAGGGGTTTTAATGTTACTAACTATGATGAATGTTTTGATGACTTGCCTACTGAATTATACAATGATTACCAACCTACTGCAACGGATAGGGAATTAATTTTGGAGCGAATCAAGGAACGTTTAAGTAAATAAGATAGATATGAAAAAACTAAAACCAATACACGAAATTTATTTAATTGCTATTTGGATAAGTATTCAAATAATAGTCGGAACGATAGTCAGAAGGGAGTTGATTACAGAAAATTGGGAAATGCAATTCTATTTAATAGTTGGAATTTTTGTAATAGCTCAATTTGTTTCAATTATGATTTACATGGATAAAAAATATTTTTGATGAAAACAATACTTTTATTTTTCTTCATTCTCTTAATGGCTACACTCAGAGCTGTAATAAACAGAGAGATTAAACAAGTACAGATAAGAAACCTAGATAGATTCTCTTGTATTGATAGATCAGTACCAAACAAGATAGAACCACAACCAACTAAAACAGCAAGAATATATTTAGATAAATCAGGTAAATTAGTAATAGATGAAAACAAAAAATTATAATTATATTGATAGCCCTAACCATTATAACAACAGCAGCATAGAAGTATGGGAGATGATGTTAAAGATATGGGGTAAAGAAAAATTTATAGCCTTTTGTGAAATGAATGCTTTTAAGTACAGGATGAGGTTAGGAGAAAAACCAGAGCAACCTGTTACTAGGGATTTAGATAAAGCTAAATGGTATGAAGATAAAGCAAAAGAATTAAAAGAAAATGAGTAAAAGTTTTATTAAACAAGCGACCTTTACAAAGTATAATACAAGAAAAGACAAATCATGCGCTTTAACCTTTGTAACAGATTATGAAATAACTGCTGATGATGTAGCAGAACTTCACAGGGTTTTAGATCATCATGGTATTGTTTACTTTTCAGATAAGGGTAAACTAACCAAAGAAGAAATAGAAGCGATTGATGAGGTAGATATAGAGTTAGAGGGCAAGAGTAAAAGCCAAAGGTTAAGAAATGTACTTTATATTTTATGGCGGCAGCAAGGCGAATCAGGAGAGTTCAAAGATTTTTACTCTAACTGGATGGAAAAAATAATACAGAATTTTAAAGATAAACTAGAAGATTAATGAGAACAAAAGAAAACGATCACCTACCAAAGTACTACACTAATAAAAGCATCAGGGAAAAGATAGATAAGTTATTAGAGAAACACGCATCTCTTGAAGCTACATTAGGTACTGATAGCACCAGAAAAGAAATTAGTAACGTTACACGTCAGCAAGTAGAACTAGAAAAGAAGATCAAAGAAATAGATTTAGAATATTGGGAAAGTGTATTTAAAATAATTAAGGATTAACGGATGAGTATATGAGGCGTTTTAATGGCTTATATACATTGTTATCTACTGTTTTTGCCAGCGTTGGCAGAAAAAATCTTTGTACCCGATTTGGTACTTTCAATTATTTTTTGTACCTTTGTTAGTACAAACATTAAAAGTTAATATTATGAAATTAAAAACAATTCAAACAAATGACCTTCTTCAAATGTATGCAAATGCTGACGTTACTTGCGGGTGCGGTGGGCATTGGAAAGGAAGCCAAAACGAAATACTTAGAAAAGAGTATGCAATCGAATTAGAATCAAGGGGGATTAAAGTACCTAAAACCCTAACAGAAAAGTGTGATAAGTCTTTTGTTGTGAGCGTGGAAATACCAAAAGGAATATTCAATGGAAATGGTTCTTATTAATTGGTTAAAAGAAAGACCTTGCCTTTCGCTTCGTTGTTTGGAGCGTGAGGCAGGGATTCCTGTTAAAACGCTTGACCATTATGTAACCGGAAGAAGGGAACTTAACGAACAGCACAAACAAAAGCTAAAGCCTGTTTTGGAACGGTATGGGTGGGCAGAGCAAAAATTGTAGATAACACCATGATAAAATTATTTTGTGCGAAGCATGAATTTTATCTACTGTTAAGGCTAGTTTTAATTAGCCTTCCAAAATAAATAGATATGCCCAGAACCTGTAAGATATGCAGAAAGAAGTTTGAACCAAAATACAACAGCGTTCAAATGGTTTGCTCAGTTGCCTGCTCTTATGAATATTCTAAAAAAGAAAAATCTAAAAGCTGGAAACAAAAAAAGAAAGTACTTAAAGACGATCTAAAAACTAGAACAGACCACCTAAAAGAACTTCAAGCCATATTCAATAAATGGATAAGAGAAACCAAAGAACCAACCTGCATAAGTTGTGGCACTGATTTAAGAGGTAGAAAATATGATGCAGGGCATTATAGAAGTGTAGGTAGTTGTCCAGAGTTGAGGTTTGAACCGTTCAATGTTTACCCTCAATGTGTACACTGCAACCAGTATCTAAGTGGTAACCTAATAGAATACAGAAAAAGGTTAGTAAAAAAGATAGGTTTAGATAAAGTTGAATGGCTTGAAAGCGACCACCAACCAAAGAAGTACACAGTGGATCAGATAAAAGATTTAAAAAAATACTATAAAGATTTGCTTAAAAACAAATAATTGTATTACATTTGATAAACATTTAAAATTAAAGTTATGAATTATGAAGATTTCCTAAAGACTAAGGAAAAGACATTTATTAGTTCTGGATTTGATGTAAAAGAATCCGAGCTAAACAGCCATCTATTTGACTTTCAAAAGCACATTGTAAAAATAGCCCTAAGAAAGGGTAGGTTTGCTGTGTTTGCTGATTGTGGTTTAGGTAAAACACTAATGCAGTTAAGTTGGGCTGAGCAGGTTGCAATAGAAACATCTAAACCAGTTTTAATATTAGCACCATTGGCAGTAGTAGAACAAACTAAAATGGAAGGATCTAAGTTTGGGATTGAGGTTAGTGATACAAATCATCCTGAATGCATGGTTCAAATAACAAACTATGACCAACTAAAAAACATAAATACTTCACATTATTCTGGTGTGGTATTAGATGAAAGTTCTATTTTAAAAGGTAGGGATGGCAAGTTATCAAGATTAATAATTGATACATTTAACCAAACACCCTATAAGCTTGCTTGTACTGCTACACCATCACCTAATGATCACATGGAACTAGGGCAGCATTCTGAATTTTTAGGTGCTATGAGTTATCTAGAAATGTTGGCTATGTTCTTTGTTCATGATGGCGGTGAAACTTCAAAATGGAGATTAAGAAAACACGCTAAAGATGATTTTTGGAAGTATGTTTGCACATGGTCAATATCACTAGACAATCCAAAAACATTAGGATTCTATTCTGATGGTTATGATTTACCTGAGATTGAGTTTATAGAGCATAAAATAAAAGTAGAAAACAATACCAATACTTTATTTGGTGATGTTGCTGTTAGTGCTACTGACCTACACAAGGATTTAAAAAGATCATTTGAATTAAGAATAGATAAAACTTGTAATCTTGTAAATAATTCAAAAGAGCAGTGGATAGTTTGGACATTAAAGAATGATGAAGCTAATCAATTAAATAAGGTTTTAACAGATTCTATCAATGTACAAGGATCTGATAAACCAGAAGTAAAAGCAAAAAATTTAAATGGATTTGCTAAGAAAGAATTTAAAACACTAATAACTAAAACAAGTATAGCAAGTTTTGGAATGAACTACCAGCAATGTTTTAACATGGTGTTTACTTCATATGATTTTAAGTTTGAAGCATTTTATCAAGCTGTTAGAAGATGTTATAGGTTCGGACAAAAAAACAAAGTTAAAGTACATTTATTAGTACCTGAATCACAGGTTAATGTTAGAAAATCAATTATACAAAAAGAAAAAAAGCATAAAGAAATGATACAAGAAATGAGTAAGTATTCAGCAAACACAGATTATAAAGCAAATAAAAATGCAGAAGTTAAATCTAAACAAGTAATAACAGAAGATTATAAATTGTTTAATGGTGATTGTGTACAAGAGATTAAAAAGGTAAAAGATAATGAAGCTGATTTAGTTGTTTTTAGCCCTCCATTTGCAGAGCTTTATGTTTATTCTGATAAATCAGAGGATATGGGTAATGTATCGGATTATGAACAATTTAAAAACCACTTTAGATATTTAATACCAGAATTAAAAAGAGTATTAAAGTCAGGTAGAATATGCGCTGTACATTGTATGGATTTACCTATTCAAAAAGGTAAAGAAGGATTTATAGGTTTAAGAGATTTTAGTGGTATGTTGGTTGATTGGTTTAAAGAGGAAGGTTTTATTTATCATGCAAGAACTACAATATGGAAGAATCCAGTAACAGAAATGCAAAGAACTAAGGCGCTTGGATTACTGCACAAAACAATTAAAAAGGATTCTGTAATGTCTAGAGTGGGTATTCCTGATTATATTTTATTCTTTAGAAACGAAGGAGAAAATGAAACACCTATAACACATCAAGATACTGATTCAAGTGAAAGAGATTATTTGCCTGTTGATTTGTGGCAAAAGTATGCTAGCCCTGTTTGGTATGATATTGATTATTCAAGAACATTGCAATATAGATCCGCTAGAGATGGTAATGATGAGAAGCATATTTGTCCATTACAGTTAGATACCATTGAAAGAATACTACATTTGTATTCTAATGAGGGTGAAACTGTATTAAGCCCATTTGGAGGTATTGGTTCAGAGGGCTTTGCATCATTAAAAAATGGTAGAAAGTCAATAAGTATAGAACTAAAAGAAAGCTATTTTAATTTAAATGCTGCAAACCATAAAGCAGCAGTAGAAGAAAATGCAGAACTAACACTATTCTAATATGAAAAAGTTTAAGTTAAAAGATATGGCTGGCAATACTTTTTTTATAAAAGCAACCACCAGAAAAAAAGCAATAGATCAAGGTAAAAATGATTTTAACAGATATCTATACATTGTAGATGACATAAATATAAAGCATGAAAAAGTTAATTAAAGACAATTACCAGAGCATAGTAGATAGGGGTTTAATCACCCCTTCTACAACTCTAACAGATTTTATAGATAAGATTTATGAAGAAGTTGCAGAGCTAGAAGAAGTGAGTGAAAGCATAAGAGACTTTGACAAACTAAAAGAAGAACTATCAGATGTTATTTTAACCTGTTTAAATATGGCATTTCATTATGAAATAGACATAGAAACAGAGATGAAAAAAAAGATAGATAAAAACTTTAAGAGATCAAAAAATTAACTATATTTGATGATAGTAGTGTCGAGGGCATTGGGAGTACAGAGAAAGACACCCAGCCCTCTTTTTACATTATGTTATGTTTCTTTAGTACATTCCAGATAATTACACCACAGAATAGAAGAAACGAATACCACCCCCATTTAATTTTTTCTTTGTACACCACCTTTTCATAAGGCACTTTAACCTCATAAGGTTTAATAATAGTATCAGCATCACACTCACCATACAGATAAACACTATCCCTATGGTAATAATGTTTAATAGTTAGCTTGTCTTTCTTTAAAATAACTGTATCTTTGCTGGCTTTAAAAATTGTATCATGCTTAACTTTATCAGTAACTACTTCAAAAGTATCAAGAACAGTAATAGTATCCCCAACAAGTAAAGAGGGATCTTTTTTAATAGCCTTATTCAGATGCCATTTAGCACTACATGAGGTTAAGACCAATAACAAAAATAATATCCTAACCATTCCATCTAGCTTTAGTACCTCTAATATCATAATGTACAAATGAATTGTAAAGCCCTAAACCACCTTCTTTCATTTTACCATCTGCAATTAGATTTAAAATTATCTTGTGTACTATCTGGGGAGACATTGAACTAACTCTAATATCTGCTGCCATACCTTTAATGTGCTGGCTGTTTTTAACCCCCCCTATCTTCTTATTATATTCTGGTGATCTGTAACCTGAATTAATTGATATAGGTAGCTTTAAATTGTCTCTAAGTACTTGTAAGTTTTTAGCAAGTTCTTTAATATTGCTTAATACTTCTTCTGGCATATCTGAACCATCATTACAATCAAATTCAGATTTATAAAAATTTTCTGTTAGTTTCATATTTTTTTATTATATTGCAAGCAATTAAAACCAGTCATTTAGTTTTTCATACTTTTGATTTTTAGTTGTTACAATATAAGAGGGTGTTTAGGTTTTAGCACCCTTTTTTCTTTTAAAAACGTTTGATGCTAGTAAGTGTTATTATTCCATACAACAAAGATAGGGGTTATCTCCAAGCAGCTTTAGAATCTATTGAAAGACAAACCTATAAAAACTATGAGATAATATTAAGTCAATCTAGTAAAACAGTAGGCTATAATTTTAACCAAGCTGTTAAGCAGGCGGTGGGTGATTATATTTGTTACCTAGCTGAAGATGATTTATTACCTGCAGATAGTTTAGAGAATAGGGTTAGATGTTTACTACATTCAGATTATGACTTTATACATTCAAGAGGTAAAAGGCTATACAAGAACGGCACAACCAAACCATACAACCTAACTAACCCAGCTACAACATTACAAGAGATGCTTAAAGTAAATACTATTTGCGGTGGTACTACCATGTATAACAGTAGTATATTTGATTCATTACTATTTGATGAAACACTAACCACAGCAGAAGAGTATGATTTTCATTTAAACCTACTTAGTAAGGGTTACAGTTTAGGGTTCTTAGATGAGGTTACATACACTTTAAGACAGCATAGAGATCAAAAGAGTATAGGAAACATGACAACAGAATACCAAGACAAAAGAAAACAGATAATAAAAGAAATCCAAAACAGATATGCCTAGTTTTATTCATCCTACAGCAGTTATCTATGATTGTGTAACATTAGAAGAAGATGTGTACATTGGTGCAAATTGTATCATAGGAGCGCCAGCAGAATCTAAAGGGCATTGGGGTAGTAAACCAGAATACGGTGTTATTATTAAATCAGGTACTATTATAAATGGTGCTTGTACTATAGATGCTGGAACTGTAAGAGATACTGTGATAGGTCAAAACTGTTTTCTAATGAAGCAAACTCATGTAGGGCATGATGCTATTTTAGAAGATGGTGTAACTGTCTCACCTCATGCAAGTATAGGCGGGCATTGTGTTATAGGTGAAAATACTAATTTAGGCATGGGTTGTTCAATACATCAAAGGGTTATTGTACTTAGAGATTGTATGATAGGTATGAATGCAACCATAACAAAGAAAACAAAGATGTATAATAATTCTGTATTAGTGGGTAGTCCTGCATATTTTTTAAGATGGAACAACCGAAAGTAATAGTTTTAACTTGTGTACATGGCAGGCATGAAACAGTAAAAAGATGCCTAAGAATAAACAATATAGAAACTGTGGCTGTATTTTCTAATGTAGAAGATGGTTTACTGCTTAAAGGTATGGGTGTAGATAAGACTTTTTATCATGAGAATAAACCACTAAGTAATAAATGGAACTATGGAGTACAGATGTTAAAAGATATAGACTTTGACTATGTTATTATGTTAGGTTCAGATGATTACTTTAACAGTGATTTTTTACACTATGTTAAACAAGAAGCACCTAAGTATGATCTATTAGCATTTAAAGACATTTACTTTGAACAAGAGGGTAGTTTTTATTACTGGTCAGGTTATGAGTGTAGCCGAAAAGGTGAACCAGCAGGCGCGGGAAAAGTATATTCTAAAGACTTTCTAGAAAGAATAAACTATAATCTATTCCCAACATCAAGAGATAATGGTTTAGATGGTATGAGCTGGAAGGTAGTTAAAGAAAATAATGCTAAAGTAAAAGTAACTTCACTTCAAGAGAATGGTTTGTTTTTATGTGATGTTAAAGATGGTGAAGGATTAACACCACTACACAAGATAAAAGGATTGATAGAGATATGAAAAAGGTAGCAGTATTCGCCACAACAGGAGATAGAAAGAAAGAATTAAAAGCTGCTGTTAAATCCATTATTAAACAAGTGGATGTAGTTCATATTTATGATAACAGTAAACAAATAGACTTAACAGATAATGGGAAATTTATTTTGCTGGGTGTTTTTAGCGAGCCTGTATATTACTTTACTTGTGATGATGATATATTATATCCTAGTGATTATGTAGAAAGAACCATACAAGAGATAGAAAAACATAAATGTATCATCTCATGGCATGGTAGGGTATTAAAAGAAGGTAGAAAAAAATACTATGGTGCAGATCATGAAGGGTACAGATTTTTTCAAGAGAATAGAAAGGTAGATTTAGATGTAGGTGGTACAGGTGTAACAGCATTTAGAACAGATTATTTTGAGCCTGTTGATATAGCTGCAAGCCCTTACAAGTGCATGAGTGATTTGGTGTTTAGTTTGGAAGCATGGAAGCAAGACAAAAGGATAGTACTACCTGAAAAAAAAGCAGCATGGATAGTAGATATACCAGTAAAAAATAGTATATTTAGCAGATACAGAAACAGCGAGCAGGTAGAGCAGATAGAATTAATGAACAGAATACTAGAGTGCAAAAGATTGAAAGGTTATACCAGCAAATAGTAGATACTTGTTTAGTGATTGATAAGGATAATTACCAAGATTTAGCGCATGATACTATATTAAAGCTGATGGATAACCCCTACATCTTAAAAGAAAGTGATTCTAAGTTTATGGGCTGGGTGTTTATCGTTGCTAAAAATCTGTTTATTGATCGCAAAAGAAAGCAAAGACCAACGGTAGAATACTGTGA